GTGTCCAAAACGGGCGGTGTGTTGGTTGAAACAAGCCAAACAAAGATTGAAGCTATCGGAATAAAGAAAATTACAATGTGCTTAAAAAAGTCTTTGTCGTAGTCGGGCAGTTCGCGCCATTCTTGAATAATTGCTTTCATTATTTACTTGTTATGTGGTTTAACATTTCGTTCACTTCTTGCCACACGGCGTAATGTCTTTTTGTTACCGCGTGAAGGTTGCCGTTTGCGTCGCGTGCTTCTAGGTACTCTTCCCAAAGTTGACGTTCGCGGGCTTGGATAAATTGTAAAATTTCATTTGCTTTCATAGTGTATTGTTTAACTGATTACGAGTGTAAAATTATATCCTTATATCAACATACGCAAACTTTTTAACAAATATTTTTAACATTTTTTTATAATTGTAGTATTTACGGGGGTTTCGTGACGACTGTAAAAATTAATATTTTACATTTTCGTAAGGTTTTACCCTGATTTTGTGACAAAGTTTGTCAGGTTTTACCCTGATTTTATACATAAGATTGTCAAGCATTCACTTTAAAGTCGGTTAATTACCGATTATGTCAAGTAATTTAAACTATAAAGTAGAAAAATAGTCAAGTTTTTTAACCCTAAAAGTTGACATTCTTAATTCGCGAATTGAAAATTTTACCAAACAAAAAAGCCACCCCCGAAAGAATGGCTTCAAAACAAGACTATGAATGAATAGCGTAAAGTTATTTAAAAAAGTATTCGTTTATGCTCTTTGTTAATAACCCGTAGTTAAAATGAACAAACCCTGATCGTCCTAGTTGAAAGTTGGTAGCTACCCAATTTGAAGACGGGCTAAACGCGGGGTAATTGTAGTATTTAAATACGTCGCTAGTTGCTGAGTCAAACAAATATAGGTGTGAGTCACCCTTTTCGAAAATAATTTCGTACCCTTTATTAAGTAGTTGTTGCTGGTTTAAGTAGCCTACTATCTTATTTACTTGGTTTGGGTCTATCTTTGCCTTAAATCCGTGTTTTAAATTGTGCGTGTCCTTACCATGAGTAGAAACAAAGCAATAGTTACCGACTAGTTCCCAGTCTATGAACGACGTTTGGTTAATTATTTGTACGTTTTTTAGTTGCGTGTTTATGTAGGACTTAACCGCTTGGTTCACGAAGTACGCAAAGTCGCCAGCATGGTTGTCGTTACAGACGTTACGCATTACTATAAGTTCATAGTGCGGGGCTAGAGCTTCTAAAAGACGAACCTTAAACATAAAGCCAACGTCAAACGCTTCTTGGTTACTCATGTTCTGAGGCAACGAATGGCTACCCCTAGTAGTGTTACCATTAAACCCGTCTAGAAAGTCGCCTAGATCCGAAATATAAAGTACCTTACTTTCTTGTTTGGCTAGGGTAAAGTTTACCATTTCCGTAAGACGCTCGAAAAGAATAGTTTTATTCCATTCTGTTTCGTACATATTACGCCCTTTGTCGCTGGCGTCCATGCCTACGTGTACGTCGGTGAATACTAGCTTGTCAAACTCGCTTTTATAGTCCTTCTTTTTAACCTTAGTTACTTCTATCTTAGGGACGTCAGTAAACAACTTTTCGAAGTCGACTTTATTAATGTCGAACTCAGTTTCAAAATTTGGGTTCTTAAAAAAAAGGCTAGCTTCTTTGTTTTTGAGCCAGCCATGCTTAACGTCTTTGTCGTCAAGTCCTAAAATGTTCGCCTGTTTTTTGATAGCGCGGTATTGGTTTACAATGTCCGCTTCCTGTTGCGTTAGTCTGTACCTGTATTGCTTCATAGAATTGTTTTAAAGTTACGTAATAGGTAAGTCGTAAACATTCCCATTACAAAACCCAAAACTAATAATAAAATGTTAGGTTTGGCACTTTCACGTTTCGCGGTTTTCCATTTGACGACCTCAACTTTTTCTATCATTTTAAGCGTGTCGCGTTTGAGTTTGTATTCAATACGTGTTTCAAACCTCGTTTTAGGCACGAAAGAACGCTTGTAACGCACGATAGTATCTTTTTGGATTAATACCCTTTCAAAGTATATAGAGTCGTTTAAAACGTACTGAATTGAGTCGATAGAAGTTATACGGATTGTGTCCGCTATTTCGTCGCATCTGTAACCCTTTTTAATTGCACGGCGCAAATGATAGTTAGCTGAACACGAACTAAGAATAAGTATTAAAATTAATACCTTAAAATTCATTAATGAGGCAATACGTGACATATTTTTGGGGTTTAACTAAACGAATAATAGTTTTATACTTGGTAACATTGTTTACTACTTGGCAACCCGCCGACCACCACCCGACCAAGTTACTAGTGGGCCTACTTAAGTCGTAGGTGTTAGGGTGAAAGTTAATACCAAAATAACCCGTGTCTAGAACGCCTTGTTCTTCGCTCTTTAAATCCTTGTCCGTGTCCCTGTAGACTTGAACAGGTGCGCCAAGTTGCAGTAACGCGTCGACTTTGCCGTTATGTTTTCCGTATTTCCAAACGTCGTAATACCATTGTTCAGACTTAAGGACTGCAGCGCCTTTCTTGTTAACCTTTTCGAATTGCTTTAACGTTGGCGTTCCCGCGTTTGTAGTTGCGCTAGTAACTTCGATAAACTGACTGCCTTTGAATAGGTAAATTTTGTCGTCGAATGCGTTAGGGTTGTCTTCTTTAGAACGAACACCGAGTAACCAGTACCCGTTCGGAATACCTACGTAATTCTTTAACTCTTTTACTTTGTTTAGTAGTTCGGTGTCGGTGTAGCTTCTTACCATTTTCAAAGTTATTTGTAACAAACCCCGTCAACATTATTAACGGGGTGACGCGGGGCAGTTCTAGTGGTATGCGTCCGCGCGGGGTTCTTGTATTTTTTTATTCCAAACGCTTAGACCTAAAGACGTAGCCGAGTAACCTAGCAACCCTACAAAGACGAACTCATGTACTTTGAATGTAGTAACTAAAGGCGCAAAGGCGTAAAGAACCGCGATCCAAAAAGACGTGAAAGCGCTTAGTCTTTTAATAGACCACTTACCGCTAGGTCTTAAGGTTTCGTTTATTAGTTTTTTTATCATTTGGTAGTATTGCTAGCAACTTGTCAGGAAATTCAATGCGTGTTTTTGTAGCTTGTCTAAACGTCTGTTCTTTATAGCAGTCATAAAGCGCTGTTTCTACTTTGTTTAGTCGGGTATCTGTATGCCATAACCATAGGCATAACACACCTGTAACCCCATACTTCTTAACTATTGCAGCAAACTCAGTCATTAGAAAACCATTATAGCGTTATTATAGCCGTTGTCATTGTAGCGCTGGCCACAACGTCCGTAACACGTACCCGTGCAGTCACACGCTTCAATCTGTGGGCGTAAGTCTGTGTCCTTATTTGTAAGACTAGTGAACTGCGGGTAAAGGTTTTTATTAGCTAGTAGGTATTTAATCAAACGTTGTTCGTAGAAACTAGCTTTTTGTGCGTAATGCTCCATACCAAAGGCTACTTCAGTCCTAGAAACGCTACCCGAATAGTCGCCGAATTGTGTTTGAAGACCTTTGTTTTTAAGTTGGTAAGACAAACCGAAAACGGAATCCTCAGCACTACGCCAAGCCACTACAGGTTGTATAAATTCTACTAGCGTTTCTTCGTCAGGTGTTAAGGTCTGAGTATTGTACGCGTTAAGCATATACTTATAAAACGTAGTTCCTAGAATTGGCTGAACTCTTAGGTCGCTTTGTGTAGCAATGTATGGCGTTACGTCTGTTACGTCTACGTTTGCAGTAATAGGCGTGTTCGTCTTTAAGTATGTTTCAGTAATAAAGTAGATCATGGCGCGGGTGTTTCTAAAGGTGGTAAGCCAGCTAAGGCCCTAATTTCGTTAGGTGTCATTTGTTCGATTACCTTTTGCGCTAGGCTAGCTTCTAAAGCGTTTAACGAGTCAATAATATAAGACGTTTTTTCGTCACGTTCTACAATAGCGTCGTTAATTATTTGGAAATTCTTAATAGTAAAGTCTGCCTTTAGTCTAGCAATGTTAAGTAATTCGCTAAAGATTTCTGTAACCTGTTCGCGCAACGGAATAACTACGTTCTTTTCAAAGATTACGTAAGCTTGTTTAATGTCTGCGCCGTTACCTAAAGAACCTGTAGTTCTAACCCCCATTAAGATAGGGTCGATTGTATGGGCAAAACAAATTTGCTCCGTGTTTAACCCGCTAGCTTCTTGAAATAGTTTGTCGTTTTGGTTTGTAGGAATGCTTTCGATTTTCGGTAATTGGTCAGGACTATTCGCAAAGAATGCCACACCCTTACCCGCGTTTTGCGCGCCTTTCATGCGGTCGATAGTGTCACGTAGTACCTTCTTTTCTTCTTCGCTTTGCGGACGTTTAGGGAACATCATGGCGAAAGCTGGGAAAATACTATTCTGAATGTTTGATTTTGCGAAGTACGAAAGTTCACCCGACAAAAAGGCGAAGTTCAAAGCACTTGAATACTGCGGTAACGGGTAGTAGTCCTGTCCGATTGACGGCAATTCGTAGCTATAAAGCTGGCATTTGTCGCTATTTAGTGGGTGGTATGGCTTTACT